CCACAGGCGACCGAGGTGCAGCATCAGCCACAGGCAACCAAGGTGCAGCATCAGCCACAGGCGACCGAGGTGCAGCATCAGCCACAGGCGACCGAGGTGCAGCATCAGCCACAGGCAACCAAGGTGCAGCATCAGCTACCGGCAAGGATAGCATTGCTCTTGCTGCCGGATACGGGTGTAAGGCTAAGGGAGCTATAGGTTGCTGGATAGTCCTCGCAGAACGTGGAGAATGGGACGGTGATACCTACCCGATTAAGGAGGTCAAGGCGTTTGAGGTTGACGGGGAAAAGGTTAAGGCTGACACATGGTATATGCTAGTCAATGGACAGCTTAAGGAGGTTTAGCGGGAGTAATTAATTCAAAACAGAAAGGAACTAAAAGATGATACTTACTACTGATAAGATGGTATTTGTTACTGATTTAGAAAATTCGGACGAATATATTGAGAATCTTATAACTGAATATGGCACTAATCAATATCGTATAAAGGTTGACCGGACACTCAATCCACCATATTATCAATTATTTTACGAATGGAAAGAAGGCAAGCGAACGCTTAATAATCATTTGTTTTCTTCAAGTAAATTGGGAAAGATTGTGGATTACATTAATCAGAATATTCAATAACGAATGAATAAGGAAGAATTTTTAAGCAAAAGAGATGCCATTGATTTAACGCTAAAAGAATTGAACGGCGAAAAGGAGAAGTTGGAAAAGGAATACATTGAATCCAACCAAGGATTCCCTGTTGGAAGCAAGATCTGTATAACGGTCCCAGTTCATGAAAGGTTTTTTCTTTTGAGAAATGAAAGGATATTGGTCCCCGAAGCGAAGAGGTTAGCCTATATTGCAGATTATGAGATTGATGATAACGGAGAGGTTGTTCCCTCTTTAAGACAGTTGGATTGCAATGGGGGCATGTCAGAAATGCCTTTATATGTTAATTTAAAAAAGGTTATAATTGAATTAATGTAAATCAGAACAGAAATGAATACTAAAACATTTCAAGAAGTCGCCAGGATTTGGAGTGCTGCGAAGCAGCCCATTATAAAGCATGCCACGATGTGCGCGTATATGCTTACCCTTCAAACCCATTTACTCCCATATTTTGGGACGGCGACAGCTATATCGGAAAGCGACGTTCAGAAATTTGTTCTCGACAAGCTTTCCTCTGGTCTTGCTAAAAAAACCGTAAGGGATATTGTGGCGGTGCTGAAATCTATAGTCAAGTATGGTGGGAAACATAAGTTATTCCCTTATGAGGAGTGGGAGATAAACTATCCTACAGATACCGAATCTCACCGTTTGCCTACATTGTCCTTAAACCATCAACAGATACTGATGAGCCATCTCACCGAATCCCCAACTCCTAAGAATATAGGCATTCTGCTGTCTCTGTGTACCGGCATGAGGATTGGAGAGGTGTGTGCCCTGCGATGGGAAGATGTGGATTTCAGACAGAAGGTAATCACCATTAGTTATACAGCAGGAAGGATATACAACTGCGAATCAAGAACTACGGAAAGGACTTTCACTTCTCCCAAAACACGAAATTCATACCGGGAGATACCTATCTCAAGACAGCTTCTCTTTGCTTTGAAGGAAGTAAAGAAAATATCTCCGTCCCGATTTGTAGTAGGAACATCAGAACGTCCGGAAGATCCCCGTTCTTACCGTGATTTCTTTGCCCGGCTCTTGAAGCGTCTGAATATTCCGCACATTGTGTTTCATGGACTCCGGCATACATTTGCTACCAGATGCATTGAAAGTCAATGCGATTATAAGACAGTGAGTGTAATTCTTGGACATTCGAATATCGCTACCACACTCAATTTATATGTGCATCCCAATCTCAATCAGAAACAAAGATGCATTGAGCGAATGAGCAACTTCTTAAAAATTAAATGACCCTCAAAACGATATAGATATGAAACAGAAGTTAGAAGAAGCAGCAAAAGAATATGCAGAATCAGTAATTGATTCATTCGGAACAAACGGAGTTCCTAATGGCGTTTCCGATATTAAGGACATGATTGCTCTTAGTTTTGAAAATGGCACATCATGGCTTTCAAATCAGATTAAATCTATCATCCTGGATGATACGTTGACAGATGGGGAAGTCATAGATAACATTAGTGAGCTATTGAACCAACAAGGATGTATTGGAGCGGATTAAAGAGAAAGGAGATTGATTATGAAAGATAAATCGAAATTAAAACATATAAGTATCCAATCTAAGGTGTCTCCTGAAGCGGCTGCATGTTTGGATGATATTGTCAAAAAGTATAAGTTTAAAAGTAGATATGAGGTGATGCAATATCTACTCACTGCGTTTTTGTCATACGTCAATCCTGATTACGGTGTGTCGGAAGATATAGATATATCATACGTGAACGAATTGTCAAAAGTATTTGAAGATTTCGAAAACAAAAAGAACAGAGTTATATCAACGAAGCCAAGAGGCAGGAAGTCATTAAGGATGGTAGGCTCGATATATATATTTAGCGAAATCGGTAAAAGAGGATATGTGGCAAGGAATATTAAGATAAACGGGGATGATATACATACCAACTCAAGGAATAGTGCATCATTGGAAACAGTGGTAAGACTCCTTTTCCCGTCTATAGCATCCCGATTAGACGGTATTGGCCGTACTATAGGAGAGTGTAGATATGAGGATATCATATCAGACTTGATAGAGCAATGCGGGATAACGGGTGAAGACAAATTACAAAGTGAGATTAGCAATGAGCTGAATCACATATCGCCAAGGATTGAATATGGTGTGGTCCCTAAAAAAACAAGAAGTAAAAGTGTTGATGATGAGCAAGGATTATAATTATAATAAGATGATCCAGTCAAGAGATTGGCTCACCTTGAGGAAGAAGAAGATTGGGAATAACCCATTTTGCGAAGAGTGTTTTTCAAAGGGGATTATAACTCCTGTGTCTGAGGTTCATCATGTTGTTCCTGTCGAGAGCGGAAGCAATGTGGAGGACATGAGACGATTGATGTTTGATTATAATAATTTGAAATCGCTGTGTCATGAGTGTCATACAAACATTCATGCCATGATGCATTCGCATTCGAAAGAATATATTAAAGAACGCTCAAGGAAGGACGCAGAACGATTTGCAAAAAAATATTTTGAATGACCGAGGGGGGGGGAGTTTTTTTTAAAGCCCCTACTTTTCTCAAATCCTCTACTCCTACCCAGAGAGATTTTTAGGATTCTGCGTTTTTTCTGTGGGGGTAAAATAGGGATTGCAAAATACGGGTCGGAATCAGCAAAAGTAGGTAGTCTTAAAATATTTAACTATATGGCTAAAAAAAAAGCGAATAACGAAATCGATAGTTTAAAAAGGTATATAAGGGGCATTCTCCAGGAGCGGGATAAATACTCAAAAGAAATGAGCTATCAGATAGAACTACTTGCTTCTGATCTTTTGGTTTTTCGTAGGATTCGCGATGAGGCTCTTAAGGAAGAAACTACTTTAACTGTTATTGAAAAAAGTAGGGAAAATTGTGACCGGGTGAAGGAAAACCCGGTGTTCATTTTGATGGCGAGATATGCCGATAGGGTTAGGAAAGATCTAAGATCGTTGATGATGAATCAAGAGATTCAACCGGGCGGTGAAGCCGGCAAGATAAAGGAAGATGATCCGTTGTCAAGACTAATGGAGCATCTTAATAAGGAAGATGATTAATGATGAATGAGAACGTAACTGCGAAGGATTTTAAACAAGGGTTCGTTGATAAGCTGCTCAGTATAGACATTGAGAGTTATCAACTTGATTCTATAGATCTGAGGTTGCAGACTTATGTTTCCCAAGTGTGTAATTCCCCTGAAAATCATAATTTATATGAGATATTAGCCTTGTTGAAGTTCTTTCGATTGATGGATAATTACGTTTTCCGTCCTTCTAAAGTCAAGCGGTTCGTGAAATTGTATGAGTCGCTGAAATTCTCCGGGATGGATGGGCGAAGATGTTATAAGTTGACTCCGATACAGTACTTTCAATTTGCTTCGATATTAGGATTTTACCATTGGGAAGATGTGGGGGATGCAACAGGGAAGCCGGATGATTTGGAAGGTAAATATCAGCGCGTGCTTGACCAGAGAAAATACGAACTGCGGCGGTTGGTTCGCGAAGCGATACTTTTTGTACCAAGAAAGTTCTCGAAAACTACAAGCACGGCATCATTGGCTGTTAATGAGATGTTGTTTGGCGATGTGAATGCGCAGGCTTATACCGCTGCAAACTCTTACAAGCAGGCGAAGATCTGCTTCGGGGAAATATCGAAGATAATCAGGCAGTTGGACCCGAAAAAGAAATACTTTAAAGCGACACGGGAGACTTTGAATTGGAAACCGAATAAGTTTGAAAGAGAATCGTTCGTTGAATGCTTGACGGGTGGTGGTGATACCAAGGACGGGTTAAATGCCTCATTGGTAATATTCGATGAATATGCTCAGGCGAAGTATGTGAAGGATCATTCGGATGGTGCAGAATTGCTACAGGTCCTTACATCATCTATGGGTGCAAGACGTGAACCTCTGACGATTATAATTACAACCGCAAGCCGCGTGGAGGATGGTCCATTTGCATTGGAGCTGGAGAATGCGAAGAAGGTATTGTTGGGTGAGTATAATGATGATTCTCAATTTGCCAGCATCTTCCAGCCCGATGCGTGGGAGATGGATGAAGAAAGCATGGGGTGCCCCGCTGTGTGGAAGAAGTGCAATCCTCATATCGGTATTACAGTCCAGGAAAGTTACTATACCCAAAGATGGGCTAAGGCCCAACGTGATGCAGAGGCGATGATAGAGTTTAAGACGAAGCTTTTAAATATATTCGTGTCAGGAGGCATAAAAACTTGGATTTCCCAAAATTTAGCACGTTCCCTTTCCGTTAATTTGGATCTTGACTCAATAGATGGACGGCCGGAAACTATGGTCGCTATGGACCTTTCTGTAAGTGATGACTTCTCCGTTGTCGCTTATAATATATATAGCAGGAAATTGCGTAAATTCTTCGTGTGGCTTGATTGCTATATTCCGGAAGAAACCTTGGAAACCCATCCGAACAAAGAGTTGTACAAATATTGGAGGGATGCCGGCTATCTGAAGATTTGCCCGGGAGCTGTTATAAGCGACTCCATGATAGTGGAAGATGTGTTAAAGCGTAACAGGTCGCTATGTATCTGCCAGATAGGATATGACGCATACAAGAGCCAGGAGGTAGTGAATGCATTATCGGCTGCGATATCGTCTACCGGTACAGACCCGAGTAGGATTTTGCGTGCAGTCCCTCAGACGTATGGGGCATTTACCTCGCCCGTAGAAACGTTTGAGATGGCGGCAAAATCCAATCCGCCAAAGGTCGCTTTGGCGAATAATCCTATATTATCCTATTGTTTTGGGAATTGCTATCTCGATGAAGACAGGATGGGGAATAAAAAACCCTTGAAAAGAAAGGAGAATTTGAAGATTGATGGGGCTATTGCTACTTTAATGACATTTTGGTTGTTTAATAACTATGAGCAATAGAGTAACCTATTACGGCTAATTCGTGGGTATATGAGCCGTGGTCATAATATTAAAACAGGCTCGATAAACCGATGGATAACTTTTTCAGATTTTTCAGACGAGAAGCAAAAACGGCATCCGGGAAGAATACTACGGTATCGACCGGCAGTTTTAAGAGTAATATAATTTATGCCAACACAGATGAATCGGCAATGCGTATTGCAGCCGTATATAGGGCTGTGAATCTTATATCCGGTGCCGTAGCTACCCTTACGCTGCAATATAAGAGGCGTGATAGGGCTAAAAATTATTTTAAAATTTACGACAATGGGTATGGTGCAAGGGTAAATTATCTATTGAGTGTTCGCCCGAACGACAGAATGAATTCATTTACAATGATGAAGTATCTCGTTGCAATGATGCTGCTTAAGGGTAATGCGTATATATATCCTAAGAGGGCTGTTACCGGAGAGGTGGAGTCTCTTTTTTTATGTTCCCCCGGCTCTGTTGTGTATGATGTCTACTCCAATACCTACACGGTAAGTGACTTGGTTAACGGTATAAGCGGGACATTCCCGGCATCGGAAATCCTCCATTTTAAAAACATGTGCATGGATGGAGGTTATATGGGTAGGTCTACGGTATCCTATATCAAGGATACATTAAGTATAGCCACAACTGCCAATAATGAAACCCTGAAGAGGTTTGCCACAGGAGGCCGGCTAAAGGCAATCCTGCAAAACAATACCAGCGTGAAGGGATTCGGTGAATACCAGGATAAAGAACTTGATAAACAAGGACAGGATCTACAGGAGGACATCAACAAGGGTGAAGACATTTTGGTTGTAAGGGGTGATGGCACCCTGACTCCAATCAGTATGTCATCTTCCGATATGCAATTCTTGGAAATGGTGAAGCTGAATCTCCGTGATATAGCAAGAGCCTTCAATGTACCTCCAAGCAAACTGATGGATGATACTAACGCCAACTACAAGAGCGTTGAAATGTCGAATGTGGGTTTTTATACAGAGGCATTGCAGCCCATAATCACAGAAATAGAGAGAGAATTTACGGCTAAAATGCTGAGTGTAAATACATATATGGATTATAAATTTTCGTTTAACCTTTCCAGCCTCTATGCCTTGGATGTTGACAGTAGAGGCAAGGCTAACCTGTCACGACTGGGGACGGGCCAAGCAACCGTTAATGATATAAGAAGAGAGAATGACAAGGAGCCTGTAGAGAAGGGTGACGAAGTTTATTTAAGCACAAATCTTGCTGTTTTAGGCAGTGCTAAGTTAAGCAAGGAGGGTAGTAATACGATACAGACGAGCGATGTGAAAAAAAAGGAGGAAGAAGATGATGATGAATGATGAGTTAAGAGTAGTGACATTGGAAGAACTCAAATTGCAGATGCATGAGGATTTCGGGGATGAGGATGATATCATTACAACATATGGTATTGCAGCGGAAGATGTTGTCATTGACATGACGCGAAGATCTTATGAAGAGCTTTCGGCATGGGAGGGGCGTGGTTTCCCCGTCAGATTAAAATTAGCGATATTGATGTTGGCGGCACATTTTCACCGGAACCGAGAACCTGTTGCAGCTGTGTCTCAAAACCCCGTTCCTTTTTCCGTGTCGGTGTTGGTAAAGCCATTTGTAAAACTTTCAGATAGAGAATAGAATATGTTGACCGCAGGAAGTTTGACGGAAAGAGTAGATATAATGGTGCCTATCGTTACAAGAGGCGATATGGGAGAACAGGTGGTTGAATTTACGAAGAAGGCTACCGTTTGGGCTGCTGTCCATTTTCAAAGGGGCGCGAATGTATTAACTATGGGAGAATCATGGCTTTCGCGAACTGTATCCGTAACTATGAGGAATAATAGTATAATCCATGATAGATGCCGTTTAAGATGGGATGATAAGACTTATGCGATAGATAGCCTTAATCGCTCCAGGAGAGATGGCAGTATTACTATTGTTGCTTCGGTTTTGGACGAAAATGAGTAAATCGAGTAACCTGAAACAGGGTATCAAAAGTATTATAAAAAGGGCTGATGTGGCGGTCTCCTATAGGGCGGTCTCCTATAGAGGAACTAATAGGATGATTTAAAAAAGGCATTAAGATGGAAAACAAGCAAAAAAGGGAAATAAGATGCATGGTTGGAGGCAGATTCCAACCTCATATTAGAGAAGCCTCCGATGAGGCTCCTAATGAAAGGATAATAGAAGGGTATGCGATAGTTTTTGGGGTAGAGAGCCGGTTACTGGTGGATTACTGGGAGGATTATAGGGAAATTATAGAACCCGGTGCTATTACGGAAGAGGATCTAAAGGGTATGGATATCAAGATGACCTTATGGCACAATCGGGAGAGGCTGTTGGCTCGATCGAACATGGGCGAAGGTTCTCTGAAATTAAGCGTTGATGAGACAGGTGTAAAGTATGAATTTGCAGCTCCTGATACCCCGGATGGTAATACGGCATTGGAGTTGGTAAAGCGTGGCGATCTTGCCGGCTCCTCATTTACTTACTGGTCGGATGAATCAAGCTCTGTGAGGTACACCAAGGATAAGGATGGTATCTTATTGCGTCATGTTAACCGCTTGGATGCGGTTTTTGAAATGACTATAGCAAGTGATCCGGCATATACGCAAACCAGTGTGACCGCTCGTGAGATAGAGTCAACCGGGATAAAGTTAAGGGAAAGAACGCCTGTATCCACTATTGGCAGGAAGGTTGAGGAAATAGACCGGATAGAGAGAGAAGTTATTTTAAACACATGTAATATTTTATAATTATGAAATCAGGAAAGAAAACAGTACAGGAACTTTTGGCGGAAAGAAATTCTCTATTGGAGAAGAGAGAGGCCGTCAATATCCGCATGAATGAGTTGATCGATAAGGCTAAGGCTGAAAAACGTGACTTGTCACCCGATGAAAACATTGAGTATCAATCTCTAAAGAATGATTTTAACAAACATTCTCGCGAAATTCAGATGAATTTCGATCTGACAAACATGCAGAAGTCGGAAAAAAGAGAAGAAAAAAGCAAGAACCAACTGCTTAGAGAGTGCCTTCAAGCGGTGAAGAGCGCAGGGAAACCCGGTGATTTCGTTTTAGAGCGTGAATTTACAGGGTTGAATACAGCTTCTATTGAAGCCGGTGGCATGATTCCATTAACCATTAAGGATATCCTTCCTCCCTTGGAGATGGGGCTTATTTTTGACAAAGTAGGTATTCCGGTGCAGACAGGAGTAAGCGGGAATATCCAATGGCCTGTAATGGGATCGGTTGAGGCTGAGATCCAAGGGGAAACATTAGAACTGACCGACCAAACTATTGATTTGAGTAAGATTGCAGCCAAGCGTGTCAGATTAGGAATGTCAATATCGGTATCTAACCAGGCTATCACTGATAGTTACACCGATTTAGTGTCATTGATCCAGGGACAATTGCGGGCCGGATTGCAGAGGGTGTTGAATCGTGTAATTTTCTCCCATCAGAATTTTACAAGCGACCTTCACGGTCCTTTTGCAGGTGCGAAGGCGACAGGTGCGTTCGCCGGTGCTGTGCCGACTTACAAGGAGTTAATCGCGATGAAGGGAGCTGTAGCAGCAACAGGTGTGGAAATGGTAGGTTTTTGTTTTGTCATGAGCGAAGCAATGAAAGCTGCATTGGAAGCAACTCCAATTGACGCAGGAAGTGGCAGAATGGTTGTTGAAAATGGCGCGATTGGCGGATATCCGGTATTCTGTACCGAATATATCAATTACGGCTCTAGTAAGGAGAAGGCAGACGTAGAGTATGTTGCGGCCGGATGTTTTGGCTACTTGCCGACAAATCAACACGGAGAAGTAAGATTGATTATTGATCCGTATACTCAAGCCAAGAAGGATGTAGTCGTTTTCACCTTAAACTCTGATTGGAGTATTACTACTCTGCGTAAGGAGGCATTCGCATTGTATAAGACTGTCGGGGCTTAGTAATAATTAATACCGGCTTATCCAAGCCGGTATTAGTCTTTGGTTATGGGTTTAAATAAACGACTCTTATACAATGCAAATGGTGCAAGAAAATCCGGTGTTGCCTTACAATTTGATGGGGATGAGGTAATGAGGATGCTTGACTGTATGCTTTTTGATAATGTAGTAAAAAAAAAGGATGTCCGTAAGATTATAAGGCAGGAAATTGCCCCGGCCCGAAAGGACGTGATTGCCGCAGCGAAAGGAGCCATGAAGTCCGATCCAAGAAACGCCAAGATAGGCGTAAAAACTATGGTTTACAAAAACGCCACAGGTGCTAATGTCAGCCTGTTTAACCGCAAGGGAAGTGCGAAGTCGGTTAAGGAATACAATCCGCCACGAGGTGGCAGATCAGGCATTAAGAGAAATCGGTCGGTCAGCAAGGATACTGCCCGGATAAATTCTTATCGTGGGCGTGACAGGGCTTTTATCCTGAGATTTATAAACGATGGAACAGAAGGCAGACATGCTTTTAAAAAGTCCAGGAGCAAAAACAATCGTACTGCCTATAGGGGAGCGATAGCGGCTAGGAACTTTTTTGATGTGGCTGAAGAATCGATGAGGCGTGCGTCTGAAAGGATTTCCGACAGGGTGGTGCGATTAATAACAGAAGTAAGCGAAGGGAAATGAGCATATTGATAAGTAAACATATAGTTAAACAGTTAAGTGCAGATCCGGAAATTGTAAAAAGTGTAGGTGATCGGATCTACCCGATAGTTATCCCGGAAGGCTCCAATTATCCGTTTATCATGTTTGAGGACTACGGTTCAGGACCGGAAACTACGAAAGATGGTACATGTGAAGACAATGCGAGCTGCAATATTGCCATAGTAGCGAAAAACTACAATGAGGCGGTTACTGTGGCAAATAAGACACGTTATGTACTGGAAGGCAAGTTAGCAAGGTACGATGACTTCGAAGTGACAGAGTGTAATTTGGAATCATGGAGTAAGAACTATGATGCAGACTTACCGGCATACGTGGTAAGACTGACTTTGAATTTTAAAACGATTGATTTTTAACGATAAATTGATAGTAATATGGCAAAAGCAAAAGTATTGAATGGTAAGGATTTCATGATTTTCATGGGTGGTAAGGCTACAGCGTTGAGCACCAGCCATAAACTAACCTTATCAGCCGAAACATCCGATGCGGCTAGCAAGGATGATGGTATGTGGGATGAGAGTGTTGTGACAAAGATGTCATGGGAGGCATCGACAGAAGCATTGGTTAGTGCAGATCCCGAAGTAGAGAGTTTTGATACGATGTATGATAAATTTATTGCCGGTGAACCTGTGGATGTTGTATTGGGTATCCCCGCCAATCTGAGCAATGATGGGGTCCCGGAACAAGGATGGAGTTCTCCTGCCACCAAGCAGAGCCAAATATACTATTCGGGCAAGGCATTGATTACTACGTTGGAACGTACGGATGCCAAGGGAAGTAATTCTTCCATGACGGTTAGTCTTAGAGGACAAGGAAAACTTGATAAGAAAACCGGAGCAGGAGGTTATGCTTTAAAATCGCCCGTGGTCCCATCAGTTCAGGAAAAGGTTAACGAAAAAGAAGTTGAATGATGAGAACAGTGACTATCAAAGGTGTAGAGTATAACTTAAGATATACTCTACGCGCTTTATTCATCTACGAAGAGCTGAAGGGAGAGCCGTATTCTGGTGATAAAGCTATAAACAGCTATATTCTACTCTTTACAATGCTAATCGCTAATAATAAGGGCTTTTCTTTAAATTTTGAAGATATAATTGATGCATGTGATAGCGATCCTTCCATTTTTCAAGAGTTCGTTTCTGTATTAGAAGAAGAAAACGAGCGCGTGAGAAGGATGGCTGAATATAAGCCGGATAAAAAAAAAGTAAAGAGGAAGAAACAGGGGTAAGTATTATAAGGCTTTATGAAGAAGTAGTCGGAAGAGGTGGGGTATCCCCTGAATACTTTTTTGACAATATGACCTTGAATGAGTGCGCGGTATTCATAAGAGGTATGTTTCGGAAGGAGCAAGAAGCGTGGGAGCGAACGAGAATGTTGATGTACGCTGTTGTGCAGGTGAACTCGAGAGATCACCTTACACCTGATGCCTTGTTGCCTTTCCCATGGGATGAAGATCGGGAACCTATAGAAATAAATATGGACGAAGTTAATGAGCTTCGCCAAAGAGCTAAAAAATTTGAATATGAGTGACGCTATTGTTAGACTGTTGTTGAATACACAAGGATTTGACGGTAATTTGAAAAAATCAAAGAATGAGATAAGCCGTTTTAGCGATTTTATGGCAGGTGCCGGAGAGACTGTTGCTAAATTTGCCGGAGGTTTGGGGGCAGCAATGACAGTCGGGGAAGCTTTCAATAAAACGTTGCAATCAAGCCAGGTTTTAGGCGATATGACTGCAAGTACTATGCAAGCAGCTAAAGAATCTGTAGATCAGTTCTTCTATTCCATAGGGAATGGGGAATTTAGCAGCTTCTTAAGTGGGTTGGATGAAATAATTCAGAAGGCAAAAGAGGCATATGCGGCAATGGATCAGTTAGGGAACACTAAGATAAGTTATGGCTATTTTAGTTCTAAAAATGAAGCTCAAATACAAGAAGCACAGTATGTTGCGAAAAATAAGTTTGCTCCTTTGGAAGAAAGGGTTAAGGCTTTCGGGGATTGGCGGAAAGCCTTAGAGCAGCAAAAACAAATCAATGAAACGCTAAGGAGCGATTTGATGAGTGCTATAACAAAATCAGTAGAGTCTGAGATAGGCACTGGTAAGATAAAGGTTGGTTTTGAAGATGTAGAAATGGCTTTAAAAATTGATGTTACCGACCCCGCCAAGAGAGGCGAATTAAAAGAACGGTATTCGAATTCATATAACGCCTATCAAGCAAGGAAGGAATATCTTACAAAAGCAAGAAAAGGCGCATCGGATGAGGCTAGAATTGAGGGGATTGATAAGGAATTGGCTGAATTGGACAATATATATAAAGAGACTATCATAGTTAACGCAATGCTCAATAAATACAAGGATGAAGAGTTGAGTAATATTGCTGCCATGGCTTCGGAGTACCAAAAAACATCATCAGCCTTAAATTCGATTAGCAGGGAGTACAATGAGACCGCTAACGAATTTAACAACGCAAACAAAGCGATAAAAGGGTTTGTTGCGGTGGCTAGCTTGGAGGGATATAAGGTATATACCGGTGAAACAGGGGATAAAAAGCCTATAAGGGGAAAGAGTGAATCTACGGATTTTCGAATGGCTTCATTCAACGCAGAGAACTGGGCGAATGAAGAGGCCAAAGGCTTGCACAATGCCTTACGGAAGAAGATAGAGTCAGGAGAGAAGATAAAAATCGTTCCCATCGAGGTTGATTTGGACAAGATAGATATTGCGGTAGATAAGGATAAGTTGCCTGATTTTTCTAGTCAGATAGATAAAAACAAACAGTATGCAGAATCGCTAGGTTATATAGGAGATGCATTTAGCAGCATAGGATCTATTGTTGACGATTCCAATGCAGCAGTAATACAATATTTCGCAAATCTTATAAACTCGATGGCAAGTGCAATTCCTATGATTGCATCTATGGTTACTGCAAAAAAGGCAGAGGCTAACGCAAACGCCGAAGCCGCAGCTACAGGCGCAGCTTCTTCTGTATCATCCATTCCATTTGTGGGACCTGCCATGGCTGTAGCTGCGGTAGCATCTATTTTAGCCGCTTTTGCTTCTATTCCCAAATTCGCGGATGGTGGCATTATTGGAGGCTCTTCTTTCTTTGGAGACAAGATGATTGCGCGTGTTAACAGTGGAGAGATGATACTGAATCAATCTCAGCAAGGGAGATTGTTCCAAATGATTAACAGCGGTAATTCGGGTGGAAATGTAAAGGTAGATGGAGAGATCAAGGTGCGAGGGAAGGCTATGTATATAGCTATTCGGAATTACATGAAATCAGAGAACATAAAATGGTAATATGGGACAGAGATACACAATACCTTTTAAAGATTTTCGCAACAATTCTTATGAGGTAAGAATATATATAGATGGATATTCCGGCACTGTATCAGAGTTGCGTGGTGCGCCATCTGCTTTTGTCGTGACGGGGGATGATGAAGGTTTTATTTACCAACCTGTCCGCACGTCAACCGCTACGATTAATATTCTTGATAAGAATTTGTTACTGGATCTGTTTAGCGTAAATAGTCAGTATGCTTCGGTAAAGTTATATAAGAATGGCGTGTTGACATGGACAGGATATATCACTCCGGAACAGTTTACACAACCCTATCTGCCAACCATTGACAACATAAGCGTTGACTGCGTCAGTGCCATAGCCACACTTGAAAACATTAAGTATGAGCAGCAGACAGAGTCGGGATTCATCACCGCAATGGAGTTGCTAAGATACCTTATATCTTCCGCCCATGGTGGCTATGAGTCCGTATATATCCCTTATGTGTATGCATCATCTTCCGCTGCTTATTCTTCGGGTGAGAACGTATTGGATAAACTCAGATTCGCGGAAGAGAACTTTACCTCAGACGAATTGATGCTGGATGAAGTATTGACCTATCTTATGCAGTTCTTTTCATGGACGCTGTATGATTACGAAGGCAGCCTGTATATCATCGATGCGGATTATACCGGTCAGTATCGCAAGTATAACGAGGCATTGACATCTTACACAATGGTGTCGGTGAATGATGCCACATTGCAGGATATCGGCTTCGCCGGCAGTGACAACACCATTGACGTTTTGCCCGGTTATAATAAGGTGACAGTCAAAGCCGTCAACAATGTGTTTGAAGACTTGGTGGTTAATGAGGATTACGATTACCTGGAATGGGCGGGCGGTTCGAGTTACAGCGATAAGGATAAGTATGATATCAAGAGGTTTCTGAAACCGAAGGAATGGAAGATGTATTACTACGATCAGAACCGCCACGAAACCATACTGAGTACTAATATTAACGATAACATATTCGGGGCTGTCCTGATGAAGGAAGCGTTGTTTACCGGTGGCGGAGACCCGCCGGGGGATTATAATTGGGCTGACAGCATCCAGATGCGGTCTGCTACGGTAGATGGCGTGATGGTTTTTGACGAATACCAGAAGGAAACCCTGCCTGCCTTTACAATGAGGGGTCCTAATGCGGTCTGGAAGGACGGTGCCATCGGTATATCGGGAAGCATGCGTTTCCCCTCCGACAGCCGCATGAACTATATCTATGACGGTGATATGAATATCTCTGCCAATATCCCTTATGCATGCTCTCTTAAGATCGGGGATAAGTATTGGAACGGCAGTGGATGGCAATCCTCATTCGTCCGGTTTGAAATCGTTTTCGAGACGGACAATATCAAGAACTGGGCGAATGTGAAGAGCACGAAAACGCCCGATATGCCATATAGCGGACTGTCCGGGCACATCATCACTCTTCCATCGGACGTACCGATTATCGGAGAATTGGAATTCACGATGTACTGTCGCAGGCAGAGGGTCGCTCTGGAAGTCGGTTTTATCGCATACGGTGCTATTTTGAAGGACTTCCGGTTTGAATACAAGAAGAAAGACGGGATCATTGATGAAGGCGAAGATGGTGACCGCTTGTATGAGAATGTGGTCAACGATAAGTTCATGTCCGAACTTGACGAAGTTGAGTTCGGCATAAGCTCTTATAATGCGGACGGGGCTTCCTATAGCAAGGCATTGTTGGAAAATGACTTCTTAACGGATAACCTGTATTCCGTCATCGAGGATAAACTTGTCAGACCCGAAGAAGCCTTCATCCGAAGGGTGATCAACCGCTATAAGGCAACCCAAATCAAGTTAACGCAGGTAATAAAAAACGATGGTTCTATCCATCCGTTTACCCGGTTGTATGACAAATCAGCGGTTAATAAGAGATTCATGCTGCTAAGCGGTGTATGGGACTATGAGCGGAATAATATTCAATTATCGATGGTAGAAAATGGCTGAGATTAAGATCATATCAAGAGTAATACCGCGTGGCGGGAGTGGAGCTTCTGCGCCTTCGGGTGGAGGGGGATTTTCGGCTCCTGTTGACATATCGGGAAAGCTGGATAAGTCAGTATGGAACTCTGCATTCGAGTTGCACTATGATGATCCTGATGATCCTGAAAAATTGACAAGCATTGGCGCAAAAACTAATTTCTTTTCGGTAGGCGAGATATCCGTGTTTGGGAAAGGGGGCTCTTCCGGCGGTGGAGGTGGTGCCACTACGCTGCACATGCTGGAAGACGTTGATTTGGTGATGCCGATTCCGGACGGGGACGTGTTGACTTATGACGCGGAAAGAGGAAGATGGACCAACAAGAAGGGTGCCGGAGGTATTGACACGAAAGCCATGTGGGAAGAGCTGGGAAAATCGGACATATCTAAAAAAATAGACATTTCCCACATACCGGATTTAGGAGATAAATATATAAGCTTGATAAAGTTAGGAGAGGTTTCTTATGGTCCGGATAAGGGCGTTATCTCCCTTCCTGCCTATCCGACCAAACTGTCGGATCTGAAAGATGATGTCATTGCAGGGAAGTACCTGCCTTTAACAGGTGGAACGATATCGGGAAATCTTGCCGTAACCGGGCATGTCCAAATCGGTAATGCCTTGCTGAAATATGACGCAGCCAATAATGCCGTATATGTAGAGAAGGATGATGGGTCTATGGTTAATTTCTACGCTACGGGTGACCTTGCTGCGTTCGGTTCGACAGCCGGTGGTGGAAGTGGTGCTACCTCATTGGGCATGCTGGACGATGTAGACCTGGTTACTCCTCTATCGGAAGGACAGGTATTGACCTACGACTCGGTTAAAAGCAAGTGGACGAATAAAAAAGGCGGTGGCGGTTTGGATATAGATGCCATGTGGGATGAGCTTGCCAAGTCTGACACGTCCAAGAGAATCCATTTTTCCCACATACCGGACTTGGGCAGTGTATATGCCAAGCAGGTAAAGCTGGGCACGACTCCTTACGATGTATCCAATGGGGTGATATCTCTTCCTGCGTACCCGACAAAACTGTCCCAATTGGAGGATGATATTATAACAGGAAAGTATCTGCCTTTGGCAGGCGGGACGATAACAGGCAACCTTGCGATAAACGGAACTATGACTACTAATAATATAGTCCTGAACAAAGCCGGGAATTTTGGTAACAAAATAAACTTCGGTGACGGTGATTACGTATACTTGAAGGAGGCGTCTGATGATACCTTGACTATCTACGGAAGCAAAAAAATATCCCTTAATGGTTCGGGATTCGGTTACAGTTTCGGTTCTGATGGGCTGATTCCCACATCGGGAAGCAAGAGCCTTGGCGGTGGATGGAATAGCAATATGTGGAGTACTGTTTGGGCGAATAAGGTTGGGTGCACCATAATTGGTAGTGAGCCTGATAATGCTCACGATGGGGGTAGTCCTTGGAATGGTTTATCCTTTGCAGGGAATGACAATTTTGTGCACATGTCGGGATATTACGGTATCGCATTCTACACTTCGGCAGGGCGTGTAGCTCAGTTCCAGTCGGACGGTATTGTTAATATCACGAATCTCTATTGCTACAACAATCTTCAATGCAGAGCATCATTCGTAAGCACGATGACAGACCGTTGGCAATTACAATGGCCGATATACTTCAATCCGGACAATGCCGTATTCAGGGCTAACCAATTGTCCTTGATGATGCACGACTCCTGTAGACCGATTCTTAGTTGGAAGGATACACTGGACGGTGTTGGATGGCAGACAAGATACACCATTGGCACGTATCGTCCTAATTACGACACATGGGGAACCATGCTGATAGCAGTGTCTAATGATGATGGAGGTAACAGCCCGGGGATTAGATTGGAGCTCGAGGCATCTAATAACAGGGCGGTTGTCCAGGGTTCGTTCCTTGCAAGCGGTGAGATTACCGCTTATTCGGACGCCCGCTTAAAATCAAATATAAAACCGCTACGGAACAGAGGGTTCATTACCCCTGTCAGCTATATCAAGGATGGAAAGGAAAGTATAGGGTTTATCGCACAGGACATGATAGAATTGTATCCTGAGCTGGTGTCTAAAGGCAGCTCGAAAGAACACTACCTGTCCGTGAACTATGCCCAATATACGGCAGTATTGCAGGCTCAGATAATTGAGCTGCACAAAGAGATTGATGATTTGAAACGTAAATTTATAAATTAAAAACTATGGTTACATTATTGATTGTTTCGATTGTTCTGTTTGTATCCTATATCGGATATACAGTCGGGATGTATGGCATCCCTGCAAGTATCAGTGACACATACTATCGGCTTGGAAAGAGGGGTTGGCTGTTCACGCTCTTCTGCCTTGCCGAATCTTCCCTGCTGGTTGCATCGTTTATCGAAGCCAGCAAGGAAGAATACCAATTCCTGGCGTTTATCGCAAGTGCATCATTGGCATTTGTCGGCTCGGCTCCCTTGTTCAAGGAGGACTATAACCGCAATATCCATTATGTAAGCGCGGGAATCTGCGCGCTTGCCTCTCTTGTATGGCAAGTGTTGATGAGTTTTTGGTACGTCCCTCTTATAACCTTCCTTGGCGGTGTAATCGTATTGGCATGCCTTAAGTTCAAGAAGCCTGTGTTTTGGATGGAGATGTGTGCCTTTATCTCGACTTATATAACCCTGTTACTGCTCTACTGATATGGCTAATTCGAATAACGTAATTACGTCTCCTGTCAATCTGAGGAGTGACGTTGCTTCCGTTCTTGGAACGTCTGCAGCGAATGTGAGCGGGTTATGCACGAGCCATGAGATTAATATGTGGTCAAGATGTAAGCCTGTCCATATTGCTTCTGCTGCTCCTGACAGGAGCATGCCGTCTGACGGTGAAGGGGCGTGGTGGAAAGGCTCGATGAAGAATTGCGGCATTAAGCCGCCCCCTGTAGCGTCTTATGAGGAAATCCCCAAGCTGTATACGGAAGACAAGATGAACGGATATACCTATGAGAGACCTTGGGGCGGAAGTGGGAGTCCGTATAGGCTGGCTGATTTTCTGTTGTACAAGCATAATGCATGGGCACCCATATTCGCTTTTCAGTGCGATTCCAAAGTATCCCAATCCGGAACTATATCATGTTCGGTTGGAATCAACATTACCGATGTGGACAAGTCAGGTCCCGGCTCTATAGCGTTGTCCGATATAGATTTCGGGACTAACCTTGAAACATGGTGGTTTGGGGCGATGTTGGTTGACTCGTCCAACAGAATCGTAAGGAAACTGGCGAACGTAAAGCCGGGTGTGTCATTGGAAATGCCTGCCAGGGGTCTGACACTAGGTCAATATTATGATGTATATCCGTTTCTCTGCATGAATAAGATTGATAGCATCTATGACTTGGATTCGGTTAACTTGTTCCTGCCCGTTATGAACTGCTCTCCCGGCAGGGTTAAGTATGTATCGGAAGAAGAAGCGGGTGGTTTGGTAATCAATCTGAATGCAGAGTATGTGACGCATCCAACGACAGGTCTGAATACGGCTGTCAAGTGGGAACTCAAGTTAAAGGCTACCAATGGCAATATGACACTTCGCAACAATTGGATTAGTCTGCGATTCATAACGAGTGACGTGACCGACCCGTTCCAGGCAGGTGAGCAGCAAAAATCTTTAGGAGACAAGGATTTGACTCTGGACAATCCGGTTGTGATATCGGGTCAATTTGATTTGATGGATTTCTTGCAAGAGTACTATGTATATGTTACACTATCCAACGGAAAGTACACGAAGAAGGCTTATCCTTTGGCTTTGAACCCTAACCCATAATATACTAATCATTAAATTATACAGATATGGAACTGATACGAAAAAAAGAAAGTATTACAAGGCTTTATGAAAATGGCGAGGTCTCAAACAACACAACCAATGATATCCAATATATCGTATTGGATGGAGATTCTTATGTCGGCACAGCCTCTATCATGCCCACAGGGTTTACCATGACAGTAGGCATGATAGCTCCCATCGAAGATATAGAGAGTATGCTTAGAAGCATATTGTCTTCCATCCCCAAGGAAGGAGGCACAAAATGAAAATCAATGAAATCATCAGAAAAATGAGTTTTTTGCAACTCGTGCCGCTGAAATCGGATGAGGGCGCGCCGCTTGCCAATAAAACGAAGGTGAAGATAATCTTGAATTTGGTAGCCTACGAAAAGGCAATGGAGAGCTTTAACGAGGATATGCGCGGTATCTATGCCAAGCTGAAGCCCGAAGGATATGACGCCCAAGCCTTTCCTCGCGTGACTGAGCTGGAGAAGAAAGAAAACATAAGCAGCGAAGAAAAACGAGAGCTTGAGTCGATTAAACAGAGTGAGGAATACCTCTCTTATGTTGAAATGAAAAAAACATTGATGCGCGAGTTTGAAGAGGCAAGAGAATGCGCTTCGGCAGACAATGACTATACAGTCAGCGAAAGGGCACTCACAGACGATGATTTGGTTTCCATTGCGGAAGTTATCCCTACGGATAAGGAGTTTGCAATCGGCAGGAATGAAGATGGGGAAATCAAGGTTAATGGCATCACCGTATTGGCGGAGATTGGCAGAATGTTTATTGTGTAAAAAAACTCCCTGCATACCTTCTCAGGCGGGCAGGGAATCAAGATTAGCTTTCGCGTTCCGGTTAACAAGGTTTTGCAAATATAACATTAAAAATTAATCCGACAAATGATTAGTGCAATAGTTAGAGATGGCATCGATAAGAGCGTAGCCGGAGGATTGGCAGGAATAGCTACCGCATTCGTTCAGGAGAGTATAGAACACATGATTCCGTGGATGATAGTGTCTGCTGCCGTGATTATATGTGATTTAGCCTGCGGGCTGAGAAAGAGTATCATAATGGGCGAACAGGTCCGGTTCAGTCGGGCGGTAAGGCGAACCATGGGCAAGATGGTTACATATTTCAGCTTTGTATTCATGGTGGTTATGATAAACAAGGCATCGGGCAGCCGTTACGACATCGATATGTATTCCTGCCTGATGGTGTGTTTTTTGGAAATGTGCTCGATTATCAGCAACATACTTAAGCCGAAGGGAATCGAGCTGAATATTGTCGAAGCGTTCAGGCTGATTTTCGGCAAGACATTAAAGGTTGACAAAGAAGATATAAAAGAAGTAATTAAGGAGGAAAAGAAATGAAGTTTTTTACAATTGCGGAGCTGTGCAAGTCTACGACTGCCGACCGCTTGGGTATCAACAACAGATGCAGACAGGAGCATGTAACGGCTCTTACTGCCTTGGTGGATAACGTGCTGGACCCATTACGCACATGGTGGGGAAAGCCTATAACAGTAAACAGCGGTTATCGCTGTCCGGAGCTGAATGAAGCTGTCAAGGGAAGCAAGTCTTCTCAGCATATGAAGGGTGAAGCAGCCGATATCGATACGGGAGACAGACAGCAGAATAAGCTGTTGTTTGAGTATATCCGTAAGAACCTGCCTTATGACCAGTTGATTGATGAGAGCAACTTCGCATGGGTACATGTAAGCTTTAGGGCAGATGGTAAGAATCGGAAACAGGTATTAAGTTTATAAAATCTACAATTATGGCATTAAAGGATATAACCGGCAATTTTGCAGCATCCGGCTCCAATCAGGAGTATAAGTTTCAGCCTGCTGCGTCTACATTTGGTTTGCAATTGGTATTCGATACACATCCGTCCAAGGTGGTATTGTATCAGAGTTTGGACGGTGAGAGTTGGGTGGCGTTTGCGGTCGATTACGGTGTCGGGTCGGTTTGGCAGAAGAACATCGAAGGTATTATTGGTGAGCAGCATATCAAGATTCAGTGCAATGTTAAGCCTGTCAAGGCATTAATTTTGGAGTGATATGAAGGTTAACACAATATCTTTAAATTCGGTGCGGTTGAATACAATCGCACTGAATCACATTGGCGAAATCCGTTCGGGTGGCGGTGGTTCCAAGCCTTCCCCTATCCATCAATGGATAAGGGAACACGTTGTCTTTTACTATGACGTAAAGAAGCAAGGTGCGACCAACGAAACATTGAAGGAGTCTGCTTACTTGCAGGACTTGTCGGGTAAAGGAAGAAGGATGAAATTAAATAACTTCTTGTTTGCCGAAATGAGTGGTGTTGGAGGATACAACGACAACTTTAGTAATTGGAAAACCGATTCAAACAATGGAGTCGTAAAAATAGAATCGGACTCATCAATTGTAATGCAATCCGTAAAAATAGAATATAGAGGAATATTATATCAAGATAGTAGTAAAAATGCAACTTTAAAATGTAATATTACAGGGATAACGGAAGAGCTTAAAGGTAAGTTAATCTTTAGATACACAGATGCAGAAGGTAGCAAAAATATTACATTGGAAAATGGATACTTTGAGTTCAATTCGAGTGAATACGAAGGATTATCCGGGTGGTATGGGTTTACTTCCAAGCAGCCTATAGACAACTGTAACATCACCATTACTCAGATACCCGAATATCCCGGTGCATTAGTGACAGATGGTGTAGATGATTACGGATTGGTAGAGAATCTGAGTAGTGGAGTGAAGATGCTGTTTATGACGGTTAATCCGATAGGAAACTTCAATTCATTTAAGAATTACTACTCTCAGATGCGTAATGCTGCAAATCAGCCTTTTTGTGTATATTCTACTCCTGCCGGCATTGCGTATAATTACTCTAATCCAAATGGTATAACTTATATAGACGGTGTATTAAACGAATCTATTGGTTGTACTAAGCTTTGGGGTTTAAAACATACTATTACAATTGTGAATGACACAGTTAATCCTACCAATAGCGGACAGCCTGCTTTTTTCTCTAGAGAAGAGTGGCGAAAGGGCTATTATTCCAAAATCGCCTTCTACAACTCCATCGCCTTTGACTCCATACCAACAGAGGCAGACGGATTCACAGAGCAAGAATTAATTGATTACGTATTAACTAATATAATTGGACAATGAGATATACAATTGTTACAGTGGAATGGCTGACCCAACATGGATTGTTGGCACTGCCGACAATGCGAAGCAATGCAGATGGCTCGAAAGTAGTGCTGCATGAGGAATTCGTTAACCTCTTCCCAAGGGACTCATTCCCCACCTACAGAATGGATGACCCCGAATTTGTACAAATCATGGAATCGGAAGAATGGAATCACGAACCGCAACCTTATAGTGCTGATTACATATTGGCTGCATCTGCACAAAACATGGTGGAATCCGCCAAAAAACAGATACAGACATTGAGCCTGACAGACAGCGAATCTTTGAAAGTTAAATCGCTGTATCCCGATTGGGCGGAATATATAGACGAATCCTTATCCAAGGGGATGAAGGTTAATTACAAGGAACACCTGTATAAGGTCCGGCAAGATATCCCTATGGTTTTGGAAAGCCAATATTCCGGCATGGCTACGGCAGCACTCTACGAAGTGGTTGTAGAGACCGCATCAGGCACTAAGGATGACCCTATACCCTATACACCTCCTATGGAGATATTCAAGGACAAGTACTATACTCAGAATGATGTATTGTATATCTGCACAAGGGACAGCGGTCAGGCATTGACCCATGACTTAAGCAGCTTGGTGGGGTTGTATGTTACCTATGCAAAGTTACTACAAAAAAGTGAAATGCGGAAAGATATAGTGATAGAATTGAGTTA